TCAGCAGCCCTTGTGAAATTCCTCGAAGCGAATCATCGCTGCGGGGAATGGACTCTACCCGACTATAATCTCTTAACTGAGACCAATAGTTGGCGAGCTGAAATGTTGTTGAACGGCTTTAAGGTGGCCGTTGACAGCTTTTGGTTCTGTAAGCGGGAGGGATTTGATAAAGGGACATACCCCCTAGTGGATGACCTTCGCGAAGTCTTTGACTTTGCTCGGGTTGGCCCTGGTGCGAATATCCTTGCGAGGAGTGGAGATTTCTACTCCAAGCTATTCTCTTCCCCCCTTACTTGTAGCAACACTTCCTTGTCCTTTTGGTACAAGCACTGCATTTCACGTCTACCGGAATGGCGTCGAGCTGAGGAAGCTCGTGAAGCCGCATACGGTTCAGCAAAATCAGTGCGAGGCTCTCGCCTTAGCTTTGTTCCTAAGAACGACAAGATCTCACGCTGTATATGCACCGAGCCCACGCTAAATACGTGGTTTCAATTAGGTCTCGGTGGTATCTTAGAACGTAGGCTTCGTGGTCGGTTCGGAATCGACCTCGAGACCCAGCAGTTTAAGAACCGTGAGCTTGCCAGGTTAGGCAGTATTACCGATGGTCTGTCAACGATAGACCTAAGTAGTGCTTCCGATAGTATCTCCTTGCGTATGCTTCAGTGGGCTTTGCCTCCTGATATGCTGCGTTTGCTGGTGTCCCTGAGGACACCTGTTGCAGAGGTACCAGGCCTGGGCGCAGTGGAACTCCAAATGGTTTCCACAATGGGGAACGGTTATACGTTCCCGTTGCAAACAATTCTGTTTGCCTGCGCAGTCGTCGCCTGCCTCCGCTTCCGGGGAATACCCGAGAGAGGGGACAGGTCCGATCAACTTTGGGGTGTCTATGGAGACGACATCATTTGTCCGTCAGCAGTGACGGATGATGTGGTGTTCCTCTTAAACCTCCTTGGTTTTCGGGTTAACGACGATAAGTCCTTTGTAAAAGGACCGTTCCGAGAGTCATGCGGGGCTGACTTCTATCATGGCACCGATATCCGTGGTGTCTATGTAAAGAGGCTGGCTGACCCAAGTGACCTCTTCACTGTAGTTAACCTACTTATCCGGTTCTCAACAAGAACCGGGATCTCCCTCAGACGTACAGTCACTTCCTTGCTTGCCAGTTTACCTGGCCGGCTTCGAAAATACTGTATTCCTCCTTGGGAGAACATCGACTCGGGCATCCAAGTACCTTGGTCTTTTGCTCGTGCGTACGTTCGATCCCGTAATGGGTTCAAAACGTATTACTGCAGGGTCGTGAGACCCTGTAGGATACGCATTAGCGATGACGGGTACGTTGTCGTGCCTAGACGACATAAGCAGCTCATTTACAACCCTAGCGGGTTGATGGTGAGCTTTCTACAGGGTGCGATTAATGGTTC